GAAGCTCTTAGTGTTGTGCGTTTTTTGTTCGCTGACGTGCGGCTCTTCTGGCGCGTCTGGCAAGCCTAAAACTACGCCATCAAGACTGCCGCCAAAGTGCCCACCAACGTCAGAGATGCGCCATTGCTCACCCGTTTCCGGGTCTACATCCCACACGGTCAGCCCGCCTTGTTTTAGGTATTCGTTAAACCTTTCTTCTTCGTTTTGACCGCGTGAAAACAGGCGCAAGATGCGCGCGTGGTGCAGCTTTTTGGCAACCCAGCGAAACGTGTACCAAAGCTCTCTACTGCACTCGCGGCCAATAATGCTTGCGCCAAGATGTGCGCGGCCTGGCGCTTGGTCTTGATCGGACTCAATGGCTTGGTTGATTGCCGCCAGTGTTTTTTCTGCCAATAAAATTGTCATGCTTAATCCTTAAAAAAAGCAGCCACGCCCCTGGCACGAGGAGGTGCACCAGTTTGGTGTAGGCGCAGCTGCCAAAAATTTAGCCCCGTCTGTTTGACCACGCGGACGGGGAACGCGCTAATGAGGAGGAAGGTGAACCCCCCTTGGCCTTTATGTTTCCCAAGGCTTGGCTGGTGCGCCGCCAGGGATGTCATCTACGAACGCTTCTTCCTGCGCTACCGGCGCGGGCGCTACTGGTGCTACTGGCGCGGCACCGGCTGGGGCTAGGTAGCCTTTGATTTCGTTGCTGGCTTCATATCCGTTACTTGCGGGCGAAACCTGCACTGCGATTGTGATTTCCTTGTAGTGCAATTCGTCGCTGTCATCTATGCCGCCTTTGCCCATTGCGGTGCAAATCGCTGCAAGGTCTTGCTGCGCGATCTTGACGGCAGTGGGGTTTGGGTTTTCCACGTTAAGGCGGTCCCAGATCATGCGACCCTTGTGCTCACCTTTCGTGATTTCCCAGACCAGCTGCAAGTAGCGGCCATCGCCGCGCTTCGTCGCTTTCATTTCTGAGTCAGTGATGAGAGCAACATAGTTGCCGTTTGGCACTGGCTGGCGTGAGGGACGCTCTTCTACTTCTACGCTTGCTGCGCTAAATACTAATGAGGCCATTTTTCTATCCTTTTGCTTGTGTTGTTACTGGTGTGGGGTTTAGTGCTGCGGCCAATGCTGACCAAGACAAATCTAGTTCGTCTGGCAAGTTGAATCGGTTCTTAGCGACATAGCTTGGCGTTTCTGTTGTACACATCACGCGCTTGCCGGTGCTGATTCCTCGCGTGCGCGAATTGCCAAAGCCTGTATCTTCTTTTTTAGTTATGTTCTTGTGCTTGCAGAAAAGCACCATGTCGCAGCTTTCTTGGACCAGCGCGCTGGCTTTGCTGTTCAATTTAATCTCGTAGCGGTCTACCTGCTCATGCTCTGGATCGCTGAATTTGCGCAGCGCGTGGTGAGCGATCAAAATGATGTGCATTTTTTTCTTTTCGCGCAGCCCGCGCATGGCTTGCAGTAGTTCGCGCCAGAGGTCTAATGCCAGCGTGTAGCCTTTGCCAAATGTCAGCTGCTCTATGGTCTTGACGTTGTTGTCAGCGCAGACCTTTTTCCAGATCAGCGGTTCAAGGTGGTCAAGTGAGTCCAGCACAAGCGTCTTAAACTTGTGATCGCCATAAAGCGACGAGATCGCTTCCAGCACTTCGTCATACGACTGCGCGATAGGAAATGCGTTCAGCGCTAAGCTGCCTGCGCCATCTTCGGTTTGAATGAACACGGGCGCGTCTGCTTGGCTTGCGACTGTCGTTTTGCCAACACCGCTGGTGCCGTAGAGAATGGCGAAAACTTCTCGCACCATTTTTGTCTTTGATATTGCGGATAGGTCAAAAGCCATTAGGACTTGCCCCCTTCTTTTACGGTTATATTTGGCTTGCGCGGGGTTGTGGTGATCGCCTCGCTGATAATTTTGTAGGTGTCGGGTTCGTTCTGGAGTAAGAACTTGAGGCGGGTTTCGTCCAGAATTTCGACCATCTTGATGGGGTGTAACTCTGTAGGAATTCTTTTCTGGATGCGCTTCCAAGTGTCCCAGTGGATACTGCGACCATAAGCATTTTTAACGGTGATCTTAGTGCCGTCTGATAGCGTGGTGGTGGTTGCGCCTTCTTTGCGCTGCTCTAAGAATGGGAGCATGTCTGACTCACATTGAATGCGATCAAGCCTAGCTTTTTCTTCTGCGTCTTTAAGTAGTCGCCATCTGAACGCGATGGCTTCTAGAGATGGCTCGTTTGAGCCAGGGGTCTGTTGGTTGGTTTGGATTGATTGTTCGTTCACTTACTGTCTCCTTTCTGATTACAAAGAGAACAGTAAGATGTACACGGATAGCTGTCAACTAAAAGTGTACAGACGAAACAATTATTTTATTAGAAAGCGAAAGCGACCACGTTGTCGCCGTAGTCAGCGAAGCTTGCAATCCGAATATCTCGACAGTCGTAAATCGTTTTTGATCTGCGTGCTGTTGCAAGCACAGCGATTCTGTCTTTGTTTTTCACCCCATAATAGTAAACGTCATGTTCAATGCGAACCGCCAAATAAGCGCCTTCTGGTGTCACGACAACGCACGTTGCGATTTCCCCCTGATAAAAAGCTTTGTTGTCTCCAGCAGCTTGAACTTCCGCGTTCCAGTTTCCTGTTTGGCCCAACGCACGCAGCCTCTGCGCCGCCTCGAAAGCGTTTTTCCCACCAGTGAACAGGCGGTAGCCCCGGTATACTCGCGCATAAATGTTTGGTTGAGTTAACGCCAGGTCGATGTATTTGTCGTAAATTCGCTGTTGATGTTTAATCTTCTCTAATTTTTTAAGCACTTAATTCTCCCCATTTTTTTGTTCTTGTTCTTTTTCAACGGACAACAAATAGTCGATGTTGTCGCGGATCATTTGCTTGCCGCCCTCGTGCAACAAATCAAACTTTTCTTGGATGCTGTCAGATTCGGTCGCGTCCACGTCTCGGCCAAACAACAGCCAGGTCGGTTTAACATTGAATACTTTTGCCAGAGCAACCACCGTGTCCCGGTTTGGAACACTTATGCCTTTCTCATACTTGTGAATTTGATTGTGAGAAATTCCCGAAACTTCAGCTAACTGTCTCAAACTGAGATCCCTAGCTCTTCGGAGATCCCCTATGCGATCACCGATTTCACTCATGTCCTGTTCCTTTTTGTGAATGTCTCTCGAATGTATCCCTTTAGGTGACACTTGGCAACAAAAACAAATAAAAGTCAGTCACGTTTTAAACTGTCACCTTTTAGTTGTACAGTTGAAACATGGACAACGAAAACCTCTGGCAGAAAATTAAAGTTAGCGACCTTGCCAGCCGCTTAGAAATCTCTCGCGGGTCAGTCTACAAATGGAAGTGGGCCGACAAAATACCAGCTGAGCGCGTGCTCCAAGTTGAGGCCATCACCGGCATACCACGCCGTGAACTCAGGCCCGACCTTTTTGGCGACCAGGCAAGTGGCTGAGCTTGTGACAAGTCGTGAGCAAGCCAAGGAAGAGGCGAGGGCGCTTTGGGAGGAAGGCTTCACCGTGGTGCCTGCTCATCCGACAGATAAGCGACCAGTGGTGAGCTGGGCAAAGTATCAGACAGCTGAGCCGCCGGTAGAGGAGGTTGAGTATTGGCTTTCTTCTGCAAAGTATAGCGGGTGCAATTGGGCCATCGTGACTGGCAAGCAGATTGTCGTTGTCGATGCAGACAGCGATGCTGCAATGGCCTATGTAGAGTCTAATCTTACTCACACGCCGCGCACTGTCAGGACCAGCAAAGGCAAGCATTACTACTTCCAAGCAGACAAAAACTTTGAGATCAGGAACGGGGTTAACCCGGACCTGAGAATTGATCTGCGCGGGGCTGGCGGGTGTGTCATCGCGCCAGGGTCAATCCATGAGAGCGGCCATATATACGAGAGGCAAGATGATCCTGGCGTGGACGTGGATTGGCGAATGCTGCCCAAACTGTCTGCCCATGACCTGCGCAAAATAGATAACTTCAACGTGCCCAAGCCGCAGGCGGTGAGCGCGCCCGATTCGTTTGGCAGCTTCTCAGTTGCTGACGCAGGCAGTCAAATTGGGTCCAGAAACAACGATTTAGCCTCAATGGTAGGCAGACTAGCTAAAAGCGGTTTAGACCGCCAATTGATCCAAGAAAAGGCCCATTTATACAACTCTATGGGCACTGATCCGCTGCCCCTGCAAGAGGTAGACCAGACCATAAATAGCCTGCTCGATGGCACAATACCGCGCAACGAGCAGCGCTCTGCGGGCGACCAGCTGGTGGCCAGTGAGCCTATAGAAGAAGAACCTAACCAGATCATTCTCAGCCCGCAGCCTTTTGTGCTGCAAGACCCTGCGAAGATTCCGCCTCGCCAGTGGGTGTACGGGCGACACTATATTAGAAAATTTCTATCCGTGACTGTAGCGCCCGGAGGCACTGGCAAGACTGCGATTACCTTGGCTGAAGCTGTGGCGATGGCAACTGGCCGTGACCTGATGGGCATACAGACAGAGAAGCGCAGGGTGTGGGTGTGGAATTTAGAAGACCCTCTTGATGAACTGCAGCGCAGGATAGCCGCCATTTGCCAGCACTTCGGCGTGAGCCAAGGCGAGCTTGGCGACAGGCTTTTAGTTAACAGCGGGCGCGATGAGCCGCTGATTATGGCCACCAATGTGGGCGGAATGAATGTACTCACGCCAGCAGCGGATGCGCTCACTCAGCACATCATCGACCTCAAGATTGACTGCCTGATTGTTGATCCCTTTGTGTCATCGCACCAGCTGTCGGAGAACGACAACACTGCCATAGACCTTGTGGTCAAGCGCTGGGCGCAAGTGGCAAACGATGGCAACTGCAGCATTGAGCTTGTTCACCACGTTCGCAAGGGCAATGCGCAAACAGAGGCCAGCGTGTCTGATGCCAGGGGCGCTAGTGCGTTGGTTGACGCTGCGCGGCACGTTCGCAGGCTGCAGCGGATGACTGGGAAAGAGGCCAGAGAAGCTGACATACCAGAGGACCAGTTCTGGCGGTACTCCCGCGAGGGCGATTCTAAAGACAACCTGGCACCACCATCAGTTGACGATACTTGGCGACAGATGGTGAGCGTGGAGCTTGCCAATGGCGACAGCGTTGGCGTCAGTGAGCCTTGGCAGTGGCCTGATGCCTTTACCAATCTCAGTCTAAAGGACGTGGAGCGGGTGCAACGGGCGATCTATTCCAGCGAGTGGCGGGCCAGTGCTCAGTCCTCGGATTGGGTGGGCATTGCTGTGGCTACTGCGCTGGACATGGATATAGACGAGCCAGAAACGAAGGCGCAAGTGAAGGTGTTCATCAAGGCGTGGATTAAGTCAGGCGCTTTGCGAGAACTAGAGAAGACAGACAGTGCCCGCCACAAGCGCAAATTTGTGACTGTTGGCCAGTGGATCACGGACGGGCTGGTGGATGAATAGCTTGCGAGTAACGCCTACAACGCTGGCAGAGGCTAACGCCTTTGTAGAGCAGCACCATCGCCACCATAAGCCGGTGCCGGGTGCAAAGTTTAGCGTAGCCGTGTCT